ATTAAATGTTACAATTCTAATAATGCTATCTAATAATACGAGGACACTAAAAATCCACAGACAAAGTAGGCTAAAGCCTAACAGCTTTTTATTTTTAGACTCAGGAATATGTATACCTAATCCTAAAGGTTTAAAGATTTTTACCATTTTGATTCTCCTTGTTTTGAGTGTCCCTTAATATACATAGTTATTTGAAATTGTCAAGCCTCTATCTTTAATTATCCAGGACGGTCAGCCTGATGTCTACCAGTAGCAATTTTGCACAAATGCTAGGCATATGAACTTACCATGGTCGTTGTATGGTAACAAGGTTTTTCTAAATAACACTACCTCATTTATTAAATTTCTTTTAACAATTCTTCACTGTTCATAGCCATATACTCCGTTACCTTCTTGAAGCCAAGGTTATTCGTATCTTTACTAAATCCTCGGAATTTTGTATACACAGAAGTAATCACATCTACACCTTCTTGCTCTTCTGTCTCAAAGACTATCGCCCACCCAAACACATGAAGGAATGAATTTACAAGCCAGAGTAGTCCAGCACTATGAAAGTCATCCCATGTTTTTTCAGTTATCATTTTTTCAGACATAAGTTTCCTTAATGTTAAATTCCCTAGAACAGGTGTACAAAGAGTTTCAGCACCCTCCATCATAACGTTGCCTGTGCGTATCCTCTTGCGCTTCTAACGCTCTAGGGAAAGCTCTAATTTAGTGTGACACAACATATCTGCCACTTGCTTCTGCATCTTTCAATTGAAGTTTCGCTCTGAACATCGCCTACCACTCCTGCAGCGTGCATGTTTCCATGACTGCACTCTACGCTAATCAACTTGTCCCAGCCTGTTACCAGAATCCAAGGAGCCCAGTTAAGAGCGTCACATGGCTTCAGGGACTTGGTTCAGATGCTCCACCCTTGGCCTATTCATTCTCATGATTTCGCAATCCAAGGGATTCGTCAGTGATTTTGGTGCGCTGAGATGGAGTCGAACCACCCGAGCCTTTCGGCAACTGGGTTACAGCCAGTCCCGCTACCCCTACGGTATACCAACGCATTATTGTTAAAAAATTTGGGTGGTTTCTTTATTACATTAGGTGAAGCCACCAAAACATCCTTTGTAACTGGTCTAGTAGGAGGGATTTTAACCCCCGTGATGTCTCCCGTCCAAGGGGAGTAAGGAAACCGGACTCCTTCACTACTAGATAAAACTATAAGTATTCTACGCTAAATTCTTCTATACTAAAATCATCAGAGGCTCCACATTATTCTACGCTAAATTCTTCTATACTAAAATCATCAGAGGCTCCACATGCAGAAATATAAGTATCAATGTCGTCAACCTCATCTACAAAAACCCATGACCCATCAGGCCATACATAAATTAAATTAACTGCATATGAACTCCTTTAAACTTGGTGCGAGTGGAGGGATTTGAACCCTCAGTACCAGATTGGAAGTCTGGAAGTTTAGCCAGTTAACCAACACTCGCAATAAAACTTGGTAGCGGGAGAGGAATTTGAATCCCCGACCTGATGCTTATGAGACATCCGAGCTAACCAGACTGCTCCATCCCGCTATTAATATCTTAAAATAAACTATCTTGTACACCTCATTCAAGTGTCCCCTAATATACTATAGTTATACGAAATTGTCAAGGGGATAGTTAGGTTTTACTTTTAGGTGCATAGAGAAACTCATATAACTCCGTAAGCTCTTGCATCTTTAGAACCTTCTTGCTCAAGAGATGCTGGTCTTTATATAACTTTGGGAGATAGAGATTAAAATAAGCTTCAAACTCCTCTTTACTACTTGTTTTAGTAGGTGCTTTTAAACCTTTACTCATGTTTTCCTTTCAAAGAATATTCTAGCCCTAGCATAAAGTGGTCTATCATTAGTAACTTACTTTACGCTACAAGGCTAGATTAGTTAAATTTCTTCTTACTCCTCTGTAAAGTCTGAACCTTTCTTAGAATTTTTCCAAGAGAGATATGCTTCTGACTTCACCTTAAAAATTACTCTCTTGCCGTTTGGCAAGACCATAGGTTCCATAGGTTTAACTACAACACCTTCTCTTATATGCTTTGCATTAGGTATTAATGATTGCCCGTTAGCAAATTCTACTACCTGCTCAAAGTTGTAAGGAAAGTAATTTAAAACTACAGGAACATAAGGGACTCCTGCTACAAAGCATAGACCTCGTGCTTGCCAAGGTGGTAGATACTCCCCATTAATCTTGATGTCAAATACTCTGTACGCATAACCTGATTCAACACCATAAGCAAGTTTCTGGATACTTGGGCCAAACACTTCACCATAAATTACCACACTACTAGGGGAATAGTCTACTTTTAAATACTTTAGAAGTATAACAAAGTTAGGGTCACTTAGGGCAAAAGTATAAGGGTTTGTAGAAGGGTCATCTGGAATCTTACGCATAACGTTATGCGACCCTGCAACTGTTTCTTCTATGGTCTCAGTTAAATTAATCTTTAATTTACGCAAGAATTTAGCCCAAAGAGTTTGTTTATCCTTTACAGTGTCCACTAACCCTATTCTAAAATTACTTCCATGTATCTTGGTGCTAACTTGCACAAGAGTTCCCTCAGCAATTGCTGTAGGAAAGTTTCTAAGGTTTTCCATATCTGTGTACTTAGGGCACAAAGGGTGCTGCTTACTAGCTTGACCCTGTGTGGAACTTAGTCTAACTGGTGGCATGTACTTTGTTATTCCCAAAATGTCTGCTACATTAGTTCCCACTTTTGTATCCTTTAGAGACTCAGGAACAGGTACACATACCCCATAAGATGGAATACTTCTAAGATTGATACTTCGTACTCTATTGTGCTTTTTACCCCCTAGATACTCTCGTATCCCCCACTCTTCAATCAAAGGTTCAGGTACTACAGAGTCAGTAGGAATAAATATCCTTGTATCCCCTTTTTTAACAAGGTCAGTGGTAACAATTGCTTGCCACCCTCCGATAGTTATGATGTCTAAGTTATCAGCATTAGGGTGCTTCTTTACCTCAGACACTGCTTCTATTCGGACAAAAAGTGTACTACTCATTTTTTCTTCTTTCTTTTTTGGCTTTCTTCATTCTCTTCTGAAATTTTCTCCGGTAAATTACTTGGTCAGGTCTGACTGTATTCTGTAGTAATAGAAGAACTCCTATACTAAAGCTTAGCCAACTCAAACTCATCAGCATGTTGACCCAACTAAAATTAAAAATTATGAAGAAAAACGTACCCAAAACAGAACCAAAAAATACTGCTAGTATTTTTTCAAAGGTTATTTTATACATCGGACAGCCTCTCCTAATGGAGATATAGCACTGAGCATAAAAGCAAGAACTAAAAACTGAGGCAGTACTTCACTCAATGTAGAATTAGGATAAACCCACTGCAGAAAGAAGAAACAAAAAGTACCTTGAATTAAACCCATAATAAGGGAGTGCTTGAAAGTTCTTTTAGGGCGTGGTTCCTTTTCTGTAACTATAACTTTAGTAGTTTTTACCCAGCGTGTTGGTTTGGCTTTAGCTTTCAAAACCACCTCCCGTAAGCAATCGTCCTAGTACTGGGGCTAAAACAAAACCCACAGCTAAGATAGTTAGGGGTACTATAGCATTAGGCAGAGTCAAGTCAGGCCGCAACCACTGAAGATAAACTCCTGCAAAGATACCAAAAATAGCCAAAGTGGCAAACTGTTCTTTAGTAAAGTTTTTCATAATTATTTCCTCCGTTTGTATTTAACTACTGGAATAGCTTCAAAGTTTGAGTACTGAAAACAGGTTCCACACTTTTCATGTAAAACAGTTGACGTACAAGAAGAACAAGGAAGTAAAGTACGACCACACTTCCAACAAGAGACTTCCTGTTTGCTAGGAAGGATACGGCATTGTCTACCGCACGAACAAGTTATATACTTACTCTCGAACATTTGTGAGTCCTCTCACTGCGCAGTCTTACAAGATTGCTCCTTGCAACTTCTAAGGATGCTTGATAAAATAAAAAATTATCTGGTAACAAATTAAGACACATATAATAACCGCATAGTTTTAGTAAACTATTTAATTCACTTAGTGTAGGAGTTATTGCGTAGTCTTTTATCTTGGAGTTATCAAGAAGTTGAGTTAAGGTTCTTAACCTAATCACTCTGACAACTGTTGTAGCTTTTTGTTTACCTACAAAAGTTGTTAATCTGCGTAACTTCACTCTGTCTTTTCCAGATAAAGGTACTACTAACTTTTTCATAAGGCTCCTTTCGGTGTGCCTCTAATATACACCGTTATTTAGAATTGTCAAGGGGAGACGAATAACTCCACTGTACACCCTAAATTTCTAAGGTACAGATAGGTATCTAGTATTATAGCATTATCCTTATCAAGAAGTTGAGTTGTTGAGGCAGGAGTAGAGGAAAAGCAGACTTCTTTAAGAGTTGCTGCAACTGTCTCCAATAAACGTTTTGGAACATAACTAATAGTTAGTTTAACTCTCATATGAACACAACTCCTTTACATCATAATGGTGGCAATATAAATTATTTTCTTTACTCTTGGCATCAAAGTGATAATGCCCAAAATGCCACTCTTGGTACTCAACTTTGTCAAAAACTTGGGTATTAAAGTCACTCTCAACCTTTAAAGTATCAAGTTTAAATGACCCGTAGTAACCCATATGCCGCATTACTCCTGCAATAAATTTCTCTGCTTGCAAGGGGGCAGCATGAGTAAGAATATAATCAACTTTGTTTCCCACTTCTTTAAGGGATTTCCAGCCCCTACTTCTCTCTTCCTCTGAAGGAATCTCTTCAGCCCACCAAGAAATATTTGGGATTCGTTGAGCTTTATCAATACTAACTCCACCACCCACTGTAAAAAAAGTTTTACCAGCAATAGTATAAACATAGCCTCTTCGTAAGTGGTAAATGTTTTCTCTAACAACACCTACTGTTGCCCCAAACTTTTCTTTACTTGGTAATTTATTTAGTCTATCAAAGTTCTCATGATTCCCATCAATAAAAACAATTGTAGGTGGCAATGCTGCCAACTGGTCTAAACGTTCATTCTCTTGGTCTAAGTTAGTTCCCTCTGTTCTCCAAATAAACCCAAAATCCCCACAAATAATAAGCATATCTTCTTCTGTCATTCGTGTATGTTTAATTCTGTGTTTGAGGTCATAGAAGTCACCATGTGTATCACCTGTAATATAAATCACTTTAACTCTTTTCAACTGGGAGGAAAACATCTATAGATTTAAACCAAGTAAGTTGGTCTGAAGTTCTAGATTTCCACGCTGGAGCATATTTAATAAGTTCAAGATTTGTCTCATTAAATATTACTGGGTACACTTTATTTAACTGTAAATAAATTCTATGTGCCAGCTCCCGTATTTCCCATTGTGCAGAACTATCATTGCGTAGTAGGATAAAATGTATCCAATTTCTAAAATTACCTGATACCTGAAGAGCTGTCTCAGTCCCATGTGGCGTAAAGTATCTAATGTCTTGGTCAAGAATATTATGAGCCTTTAAGTAGCCCACCCACTTTGTAAACGCCTGTTGGTATTCCCTAAATAACATTGCTGGAATACTATTCGGGCCATCAATGCCCTCATTAATTAATCCCATAATGGTTGGTGGAACAACAGTAGGTTGTAAGTGTGCAGGAACAGCTCTATTAGATTCCTGAGTAAAAGACATAAGCCTATGTCTTACAAGTTGATGCGAGGTTACTCGACTAATATTCTCAATAGCAAACATAGCCATTCCATGCTCCAATACACTTAAATGTCCTGATTTAAACAAACCTTGTATTTGACTTTTAGGGCTCAAATTACTTGATTTACCTTTACAGATATTACGGGCATATAGAATCTTGTTAAGACAATTCATATCAGGCTCCACAATTTGTACTTTCATTATTTATCCTTTATTTTTTCTGCAAGAATTGCATTCCCACAAGTTATTTTACTAGTGTCTTCTTCATGAGAGGGAACAAAAACTAATACATCAAATCCGTTAGCTTTTAAATTCTCCTCTATAGGTTTATAAATTTCATAACTATCATAGCCTTCATGCTTGTGCCCACTCAAGTTTCCTGTAGTTGTAGCATGAATAGGAGTTATCTTACACATAAAGTGTTCAGGGTCAAAGATTCTACTAAGTTGTTTCCCATCAATAGGAGCCCCAGTTAATGCAAAGTTAAGTGTTATCTTACGACCTTTTACCCCATTGGATTTTAACAAAATAGTGTCCATTAACCGACCTATTACAGGAAGTGGCAAAGCATTATGGTTGAACATCTTGCTTCTAGCCTCATGGTCAGTAGAGTTTATTGAAAGCTGTAGACCAGCATCCCCTCGCTGTACCTCATTCTTAAATTCTATCCAATCTACAGGTAACATAGTTGAAACCACTGGGTGGAAATGAAATCCTTTTTCCACAAATTTCCCTGCTAAATAATATGCTGAATCAATGACAGCCCTGTTAAAAGTAGGTTCACCCATACGAGCATAATGCAAGTTAAGGCGACCTCGTTTAACTTCAGGGTGGTCAGCCATTGCTAGCTCAACTTGGTTAATAAGATTAGCAAACGAAACATTTCTCCCCACTCCTACAAGAGGAACATCACAGAAATTACAGCCCATTGAACAGCCATGTTGTGTTGAAATAGTTATAACCCACTTCTCGCGAAGGGGTAAAAGGTCACTATGTTCAACACCATTAATCTCCTCAAAGTAACCTAAGAAGTCTGCTTTTATATTGTTACTTTTTCCGTAGTCTCCTATAGAGAGAAACTCTAATGGGTTGTCCCCATCAATGGTGTATATCGTACCTGTTGGTACTTTAATTCTTTTCATTTTGTCTCATTTCAATTTTAGTAAAAACCAAATAACTAAGTGAGGAGTCCACAGTGTGAGAGTTAGTAGTGTTATAACACTCTCCCACAGTGAGAAGAAAGCCACACCTAATGTAATTAATCTACTTCGTAATTCTTTTTTCATGTTATCCTTTCGTTCACCCCCAATATACACTATTAGCTACTCAATGTCAACCCCTATGCTAAAGTGAGTTTGCATGAAAACTTGATAAGAGGCTTCATCCATTATACTAACAGCCGAAAAGACTGTTAAAAGACTATCAACTTTTAAGCTATCTGCTTCTACAATAAAACAAATAGGAGCTTTAACCTCAATGGGTGGCTCCAGTATTGTATGAAAAATTCCACTAGAATCTAACCATGGAACATTAAATAACAAACTTAATAATAAATAATTAATAATTACTCCTCATGCAAGAGAGCATCGACAACGACCATGAATCCCAGGAATCCCAATACCTAACTCAGCAAGAGTGTCTGCATTTTCTTGATTGACTTCAACTCGAACTCCATCTATTTCCATAAAGCCATCTATTACTTTAACCCACGGAAGGACAGCTTTGGAAGCTGCCATACTAGGGGCTTGTGAATAGTCTGCCATTTTCTGATAAAGAATCCCAGTAGAGAAGGTTAAGCCCTCTAAAGCAGCACAGGTATCACAAACAAGTTCGTCCCCTGCAGTCACCCATGTGACTCTCTCCGCAGAAATGCTATACGCACTACTCAATCGCCCAAAGTTTCGAGCTTGGTTTACTCCCCAAGCTGACACCATATTATAATAGTTTCCAGCTCTATTGTCAACCCCTTCTCTCAAAAAGGTTGTGATTCGCTCTTGAACTTCAGAGTATGTCCCACCTTGAGCTAGGATAAGAGCTATGGCGCTTAGGTAAATAAAGCCTGTAGCACCCTGTGCAGCTCCTGTAGCGAGTGCAGTGGTAGTTGCAGTTGCTGACCTCGTAGAGTCCTCTACAAAGTGCCTATTCTGCTCATTTTCATCTAAGTATGCAAGTGACCCTGCTTCCCATATAGCATAAACTTCGTCTCTAACTTCATCTCTAACTTGCATTATATAAAGTTCATCAAAGTGTCCATTAAAGTAATTAATAAACAAGTCTTCTCTGAATAACCCAGTAGTCGGATTATAAGAAGCTTCAATAAGAGTCTGTAACTGTCCTTGAGCCAATAACTCAGAGTTTATAGCTGCACTTTCAGTTTCAAATCTTGCTGTGAGAATATCCCATATTCTAGACTCATAATCATAAGTATAATCAAGGGGGGCTGTGTCGTCCCCCTTGATTAATTTACCTAATAAGTGAGTACATTGACGGGATAACCTAGAGGTTACTCCATTATTCATCGGTACTCACAGGGGCATAAAGCCCTGCTAGTGCTGTAGTTAGGGCTGTTTCAGCAGCTTTATCTCCTTTGCCAAAAACATTCTCTAGCTTTTTATTAAACTCCCGCATCACAGAAACCATAGCCTTAGTAGAAGAATCCTGTTCAGGAATAGCAGTTTCAGTGATATCCATACCATCAGTAATTTCGTCAGAAGATGGTGTGTTAATCAAAGACATTTGTGCAAATACAATTGCAAGTGCTGTAGGTAAAGAGGCAAATCCAGCATCCCAAGTATCTAATCCTAACTCAGTTCTAATATCGTTTGGAGATAAAGCTCCTGCTGCACTTAACTCTCTGTACATACTAGCTTTATCTTTCTGTGACATAGTTGAAGGAACTTCAAACCCATATTGAACTAAACATTTCTCTTGTGGAATTTTGCGCTCTTCCATCCACGCTTTCAACAAAGACTGGTTAAGTAAACGAGCAAGTTTTAATCCTTCAGGGACAAACGTCAAATTAACTGTCATCTCTCTCATAGTGAAAGCTGCAGCACGGTTTACATCCTCAGAGTTACCTAAAAAGATACTTGCAATTCTAAATGTTTCTCTGACTCTTTCATTAACAGCTTTGCTGTAACCCATAAATGACGCATCGTCTGTCTGTCCGATTGTCAGTGGAACTAACTCAACCCTTGGTGGTTTCCAGTCAGGACTATTAACATTAACAGCAGAGGTTTCCAACACTAAAACTCTGTGTGCATTTTCAAACCCTTGTGTTTGTGTGAAATAAGACTCCATACTATCAATAGTATCTTGAGTTAATGCCCCACCACTTACAAGAACAGCCATTCTAGGTGTATTATGCGTAACAATAAAACCGTCAGTAACATACAAATTATCAGGGGTATCTACACTGATACACTGAGTTATATCATCTTCAATGTACTTAACTGATTTCATCGTTCTGTACCTAGTTACACTTCCTTTAGTATAATCTGCAGCTTTTCTTTTAAGTCTTGCTGGTATAATACCTTCAGGTAGTTGTCTAACTACAACAGTCAGGGTAGTTCTTCCTTTAGTAGGGTGAACAGTGGCTACTCCACCTAAGCTTCCTACTAATTCCTGTACTCCTTCAGCGAGCAGAGGGGAGACAGTTGTGTAACGAACAGCCCTACTTGTTTCTAGGTTATCCACTGACCCAGCAGAATCAATCAATCCCTGTAGAAGAGAAATACGGTCGTTTACGGAACTTGTAAGGTAAACACTAGGAATGAACTTAGTGTGACTTCTTGCATGTTCCAACCCTAGTTCACGAACTAGAGTAAACATTGGGTTCAATCTCTTGGTGGTTGACCGCACAAAGTGTAGTTCTGATTGTTTGTAACCTGCTGGTGCAGTTAAGTTATCATGTATAGCGTTCCATTTTTTTACATCACCAACAGTGTACTTGTCTCGCCTTCTGAGTTTTATCCCTTCAGGAAGACGTGGAATTAAGTCAAGCTGAACTTCATCTGTGTCTGTCCCACATGTAGCAAGAGAGATATTATCTCCTCCAAAATAACCATTACCTAAAAGTAAACCCATTAGGTAAGGGTCAATAGGAAGAGGGGAGCTTTCTGCATATTCAACAGGAGCAACCATTGGCACAGCCCACTTATAAGTTCCACAGTTATACTGTAACCCACCATCCATAATTTCCTGAAGAGTCATTTGTCTGTCAACTCCTCTGGATTTATCATAATTATTTATTACTGTCCACATGTGTCCTGCTGTACATCTTACTCTAGCCCCGTCAAGAAACTCAACTTCATAAACGCCTTTTTCACCTTGAGGAATAACAGCTAATACTTTGTGAGCTTTACCGTCAGACCCAATTACTTCTGAACCTTTTTGTAATTCACCCATTGTTGTCCACCCATCAGGTGTTAATACTTTTGAGTAAAGAGGTTGAGGTGCATCATTGGCAAAAAAGTTCTTATTACGTTCGCTAGCTGACCTGTTACCAATAATATCAGGGATAGTTGGAGTCCAGTCAGGTACACCATAAGCATCAGATAACATGTTGTAAGTTTTGAAGTGAATTAACTTAGTTGCTCTCTCATTAAACGGGATAATTGCCCCATCTTTAGAAGGCTCAAAAGTTTTACTACTTCTAACCTGTGGGTCACTCTCGAAGTAAGGGCGAAAATAAGTCTTTTCCCCATTTTTCATCTGGATATAACGGTCTTTATCAGAGCCTACCCACATATGCCTAGAATCTACAGTTTTGAGCGATTCTATAATCTTCTCATTGGTTAGATTCGTAATGACTTCTAAGTAGGAGTTTCCCATACCTAAACGCTTACGTTGAAGCTCGTTACATACAGTTCCAAAATCTGAAAGTCCTTGCACTTTACTCTCTGACCACCTAATAAGGTCAAGGCGTTGTGTCTTAAATATGTCTTCTTCTTCTTCAGTTAGGTCAGCTTTGCTTATGTTTGGGTATCCAAAAGGTTTAATATCAAGTCCTAAACCAACAGAGCTTGTAGTTACCGCTTCAATACTAGTTCGTAATCTACCTGAAATCTCAATTAAATCAACTAACTTTTCTTCATCATAAGGTTTTTGAATGTATTCTCCGTAACTTGTCTCATGAATTTGATAAGGAAGAGGTAAGTTTCCAAGAGAAAGTCCAGAAGGATTAAAGTCAAAACCCTTTTTCTTTTGCTCCTTTTCTCCTTCTTCATACTTTTCTATGGCAGCTTTTTCTAACCTATACTTATTCTGCTTGCGTTCTAGCCCAAATTCAGTCATAAAGGGGTCTGATTTTCGTTTCCCAAATACTCGTACTTTACTCTTCAATTTATCTCCTACCCCTTCTCACTTCGTGAGGAGTTGTCTGGTGTTTTCTCCCAAAGGAGTATGCTCTATTTCCACGCTGGTTAGCTGTGTGTCTATCGGGAGGTTCCCCATAAATGCCACATCGTGTAGCATTGTAAACACTTCCAGCACAACTATCTGAAACATCTTTACTTGACCGTCTACTATGGTCATATTTGCCTTTACGTCTTTCAAGGTTTGTTAATTCCTTAATAAAAGTTTTTTCCTCATAGTAGTCTAACTGTCCTGCTCTAATATACGAAATTAATTCATCATATGGGTCATTACTAGTATCTACACTAAGCGACCCAGTACGATACCCCTTCTCTGAAAGAATCTCTAAGAGATAAGAAGACTGCCAAGTGTCAGCAGTAATTAATCCAAAGTCAAAGTATAATTCATCATGAAGATATTCTATCCATTGCCTTGCAATATCAATCTTAAATTCATCATCAGGCGTTCCCTGCCACTTAACCATAAGGTCAACATAGACTTGAGGTGACCCATTCTCGTCATAACCACCTACATGAGAGATAGTTAGAGCTGCAGCATCCCCCTTCTTTGCTAAATCAAAATGAGCCCCATGCCAAACATTGTGTTGTTTCTTAAACCAAGGTTTTAAGAAAAGACGTGGGGAATGGGGTATCAAAATGTTATCAGGTAGGTCAAGAGGGTTCTCTCGTTCCTTATTTACATGGCGTTGTACCATAGTAGGGTCAGAGATAACTCGACCAACTGCTGAAGTTGGATAGCCTGCTAAGTCTCGTTTCGCAATTTCAGGTTTATTCTTAAATGCTGACCTCAATTTTCCAATATCAGGAACAGCAATTACATTAGGTAGATGTCGTTGCCTACTATCTACAATTTCTAAATCATCTAAGTGAAAATAGAAATGTGGATACACTGGCCGACCAAAAGAGTCTAACTTATCAGGGTCAAACTCAGGATAAGTGGACTGCCATACAGGTCGCCTTGTTACAATGTAAACGTCTTCTCGTCCTGCTGCATCTGCAGCGTGACGCTCCAAAAAGTCCTCTTCATGCTTTGGGTTCCCAGCAATAGCTAGTAAACCTTGGTCTCCAAACCTACTTGTAATACGAGAGTCAAGAGTGGCATATACGATTTCTGCTTGGTCATTACGGTCTGTACCTCCAGCTAATGAGGCATCTTTTGTATCTTCAAACAAGGTTGCTTCATCAATAATTGCCATAATTATATTGTAACCAACTGCTGCATACTCACTTGAAGACCCAGGAATTATATAAACGTTCTTATAAATTCTGTCTTCAAGTTTTGAAAAGTCATCTGGTCGAGGGTCAAACTGCCTCTCTGTTTTTATACGGTGAACAGGAGGATAATGTTTTTTGAACCAAGGTGAGTTTGCAAGTTTATTTCCTATCTCTGTGTAGATAACCTTCCTTGCGTTATCTGCGGTAACAGCCATAAGAATAACTGCTAACTTAGTATCTGGTGAGAGTTTAGGCTGACCAGGTTTTGCAAGAGTGTTGAAATAATCAATAGGGTCATGCAAACATAACAACTTATAGGCTATATACAGTGCCATAATTGCCTGTCTAAACGTTTTTCCAGTACCAACAGCTTCTGAAAAGATAGCATAGTTATACTTAGGGGCAATTACAAATGGGTCTAACCCAAAAATAATCGTTAAATCCTCCAACACATTCTGTCTAACTGACTGTCCTAAATTTAAGTACTGTTTTCCTTTAATAAACTCAACAATATTAACAGGAGTAAAGTCCCATATTATCTTTTTACCTTGCTCAGTATACCCCATACCTGTATACATTTTCTTTGTTATCTCATTTAACATCTCATTTGTGGTCTTACTCATAAAGAAGACTTCCTGCAATGTCTCGCTCTTCCATAGGAGATTTAGGAGTAGTAGGTGCTTTAACTTTTGAAAGTAATTCACACTGAACATCTATTACCTGTTCTGGTGTTCCAAAGAGTCGCTTATGTATAGATGCAAGGTCTTCCGTTATTAATGGGTATTCACTATTTATTTTCTGAAAACGCTTAACTACTTCCAACTTTTTATCACTAGGTATACCAGCTTCCATCATGGCAAGTAACATACACTTTACATAGGCATCCAACACAGCAGAATGTTGAGTTATTTTTATAAACTCTTGATTAAGCTGTTTCTCTTTAATAACTTCTTGCCGTTCAATTGATTTCCCCAAATCCTTTAGAAGTGTAGAGAACTTAGTTAAAAGAGTTAAGTTATCAATATGCCTATCCACTTTTTCTTTTAGTTGATAAGCAGTAATTTTAGGCTTCTTTACTTTCTTAGGTCGCCTATCTGTTGTAGAAACCTCTAGAGGTTCATCAGGAATTTCGTTAAGAAGTTCATCTATTGCTAGACTTGTCTTATTAAGTTGATTCCATTCCTCCTCTGCTCGCTGAACTAATGTCCATGTATACTGAATAACTGTTTTTAGACTGTCTATCTCTAAGTCTTCTGACCCGTATGATTTAATAGCTTGTAAAATATTATTTCGGTCAGCTTTAGTGAGCCCAACTTCAGTGGGTTCTTTCTTCTTTCGGAGTAACTTACTACCGACTGAATCTTTTAGTACTTTCATATTACCTCCTATAGGTATATACGAATACCGTTAAGCTATTGTTAGCTTAACGGTTACCCAAGGACAGGTCTCAGAAACTCCCATGCGAACTATTTCAATATTGTAATCCAATTTATAAATAACTGCATTAAATCGCCTACTAATGTATGTCCAAAAATCCCCTTCAGAATCTTTATAAGTAATTGTAGCGTTAACAGGTATATAACCCAAGTCAAATGCTACATCATCTTTTATAATGTCAACTCGTGTAGCAGCTCTATACTTATCGTATTTGTTTTCTGGCTCGTTTACCCGTACTGCCATTACCCCATCTGCTTCATCTGCAAGTAATCCAATCAAGTCACCCCTTGTAGATTTTGGGTGAAGGGTACTTTTAAATGTAGTCCCTGAAAGATTTATAATAAGCTCTGTTCCTGCTAAAAAATCTTCTCTAAACTTATCTGCTTGAACTTTACCTCGCATTCGCATCTGCTACCTCTGCTTTCTTTATTTTCTCTACATCTTTTTTATCATCAGCAAGTTTTTTATACCTACTTAAATACTTTTCCCTAATACAAGTACAGTAATTAGGAACTTTCTGTGTCTCGTTCTCACCTCTAACAAGTGTGTGATTAACATAGCCTTTACCTCCACACCGTTTACAACTAGGTTTAGCATAAAAACTTAGTGGTTTCTCCAAAATAGTTTCAGTACCTTCAGCTACTTTTATACTAAAATCTCTTCCACAGCAGTACTTCCACTTTTTTCCACTGCCACAATCACACATCTTATTACGCCTATTCTTTCCCATTCTCTAACTCCCTTATCTTGGGTACTTTGATTAGACAGCCACCAAATAGAAGCAACACAGTGTTTAACTGGTCACTTGTTAAGTAAGTAGCAAGTCTCTTAAACAATGCACTGTCTGCTAGTTCTAACTGTGTTTCTAAATTAAAATCCTCAACAGGTAACTTATACAACAAATGTTCTCTAAGAGTTATCTTAGCGTTCTGTAGAATACTGTTAATCCTCCACTTTGTTGTAGTAGGATAAGCTTTCATCAATAAATTAACAATGTAAGATAAACTTTCCCCATTTGCAACCTCCTCCAACAAGAAGGAAATACACTCCTGATAAATAGAATTATAGACAGGGTTTAGGTATAAATCAGCAAACACTTCTTCTCCTGATAAGAAGTCCTTAAAAGGTGCATCTTCTTCAACCACTCCATAAGTCTCCATCAAGTATTCACTCTCCTCTGTGTCGTAGCTAATTAAACTCCGAAACTCTCGTTCGTTTCTTTTCCCTACATAGTCTCTAGCTGAATTTTCACAAACCAAGCGAAAGAATCCCTCCACTGCAGAAACCTTAGTTGGCTCCCATTTATCTAAAGAGAGCAGTAGTTTGTACCAACAGTGTTGAAACAAATCTTCTTTGTCTGTAACATGAAACCGGTAAATAACTTGAGAAATTAACGGGGGGAAACACTCTAAAATAGAATTAGTTATCTCCCGTTTTACTTCAGCATCTGTTTCCAATGTGCGCCTGAGTAGGAGTTCAAAGAACTCCAACCCAGCAACACCATTATTTGTTCCTATTATCATATTACCCACACTGACTATAGCCACAATAAACACACGCTTGACACCCTACTCCTATTGGAATACCGTGTGCTTTACACTCAGGGCATTTTGAGTACTTAGAAGTATCTACCTGTGGAGTGGCAGAAGGGGTAGCTAAAGGGGCCGAAGGGGTAGGGATAAGAGGTGACATCAGTCCTAGCTTTATGTAGTGTTCTTGGATAACCATTGCAACTCCTGCTGATAAACTTGGTACATACCGTCTATCATACCAACCCCCACCACTTGATGACTCCACTTGCAACATATCTTTAACAAGGTGTTCACAATACTCTCCTCGTCTAAAACTAGTAGTAAGAGCTTGCCCCAAGAAAGATAAAATCTCTCTAATCGGGCCATCATTAGTAGCAAAAAGAATCTCAAAAGGGAGATTTTCATAATTATTTATCTGAATAAATATACTAGGTTTGTCAGGATTGGGTTTAATCTGATAATTACAACCATCGTCTAAAACCCTAGGTCTCTTTTTAGGCTTCTGTGTATAGTCAATAAACTCAGTCTCAATTTCGTCATACTCAGTGTCATCCACATTGGCTTGCTCCTCTGTACTAGAGATAGGAACAAGTTTTCGACTTCCAGTTCGGTATATCGTTACCCCTTTAGACCTAGCTTTCCAACATTCCATGTAAGCGTTACTCACATCCTCTATTGTTGCCGTGTTTTCCAGAATAATCGTCTTTGAAATCCCACTATCAGCATAAGGAATGAGAGTTTTTAACATCTCAACATGGTCTTTCCCTGAAATCTCGGTACCTTTTGGGCCATCTACTGAAAATCTCGCATGAGCTGGAATCTCAGTAACACTGTGGACTTTTGCATAAGTTGCTAACGCAGTAGTTGGGGTAACAGTTACTCCTATTTCCTCGTCTCGTTTTATAACTGGTGCAAACATTGATTCAATTCCACTACTAACATCAAACAACGCACTTATACTTCCTGTAGGAGCATACGCTGTCAAAGTTATGTTTCTTCTAGG